AAACAATCAACCGAGGGGAAGGTGGCGCCGTGGTAACCCCCGCTGATCAGTTCGCCGAGGCGATGCAGGAAGTGGTCTCCGATATCTGGAACGGAGAGCGCCCATCGACGACAGTCCTCCGCACGCTGGCGCGGGCGTTCGCGGACCGTGAATGCGAAGTAGAGTTCGGGCCGCTTCACTCTGCGCTCGTGGCGCATTCTGAGCACGTCGCCGCCTTCTTCAAGCGGTGCGGGCTGACGGAGGAATGATGGGCGACGTATGCTTTGTTGTTCTCTGTCTGTGCGCCGTCGAGACCTTCTTGTTCATCGTTGCATCTGCCGTTAACATTCACTGCGGCAGACTTCTCGTTGAGGTCAATCGCCTCCTGATGCTGCCCGACTGGCCGCATCGCAGGGCAGAGATTGACGCCTTAATGAAGAGGATTCATCGACTGAACGACATCGACCAACAGTTGCTGTGCGTGGCGTCGTTCGGGATCTTTCGACCAATCAACAGGAGGCCCGACCATGAGTGAGGTCGAGAAGGCCGACTGGCCGCCGCGCATTGCACTTGAGGAAGCGATCACCCGCTACATAAGGGCCACCGAAGAAGGCGGCAGCCCGGACCAAGCCGATGTTGAGCTGGACCAAGCGGTGACCCACTTGATCGTGGCCGTGGAGTCCGCCATCCGCGCCGAGAGCGTCGGGCGCGCGGCCATCATCCGGGCGGAGGCGAAGGTGGAGGCGCTGGAAAAGGTCCGAGAGCTGCTGCCGGTGTTGTGGACAATAGACAACCCGCAGGATGGACGGTGGACAGCGATGAGGGATGCGGCCGACGACGCCCGCGCCGAGCTGGAGAGGCTGAGGGAGAAGTAGTGCCATACCTGAGCCCTCACCCCTGCCGCTACCCAGGCTGTCCGACCCTCATCAAGGGCAGGGACGGATACTGCTCCGAGCACCGCTCAACCGTCCGCCGACAACAGGACACGGCCCGCCCATCATCAGCCGACCGCGGCTACGATGCGACGTGGAGGCGGAGGCGAGCAGCCTACCTCACCGAGCACCCGGACTGCGTGCGATGCCACGACGAAGCGACGGTCGTCGACCACGTCATCCCGATGAGCGCCGGCGGCGCCGACGACGAGAGCAACTACCAGGCGCTCTGCAAGAGCTGCCACGACTCGTGGAAGCAGAGCCGGGACAGGAAGGGACGACACGGCAGGGCGCGCCGTGGGGTACTATAGGGTGCACCATGGGGATAGGGGGGCGCAATCTCTGCGCTTTGGGCTATAGACCGGCCGAGCGGGAAAGCGCGCGCGACCGCAAGTTAGGGTAAGGGGTCGCACGGGCGCGCGGGTCGGATGGGGATAGCGTAATGGACCACCCAGGTGAAGTGAAATTGCGGATCGCTATAGTCAACGCCGACGAGCTCGAGCACGGCATCCGCCGGTCAACAGTCGCGTTGCTGATCTGGTTCGTCTCTGCCTTCGCCGGCGGGACAGTGATGGGGTTCCTGCTCGGGAGAATCGCTCCTTGAAGATCTCCGGTCCGCCCCCGACCCCGCTGTCCCTCCGCGTCCTCCGCGGCAACCCCGGCAAGCGACCGATGCCGAAGAACCCGCCGAAGCCGACCGCCGGGGCGAGTTGCCCGAAGATGCTGAGCGCGGAGGCGCGCGCCGAGTGGCGCCGGGTCGAGCCGGAGCTGTTGCATCTCGGTCTCCTGACGCAGGTCGACCGCGCCGCGCTCGCCGCCTACTGCGAGTCCTGGGCTGACTTCCGCTGGGCGGTCGGTGACATCGGGAAGGTGGGCCGCGTCGTTGAGGCCGGCAACGGGACGCTGATCCCGAATCCCGCGGTGCAGATCAAGCGCCAGGCGATGCAGAAGATCCGCGAGTTCTCTGCCGAGTTCGGATTCACCCCGGCGGCCCGGGCCCGCATCGAGCTGAGCCATGCCGAAGAAAAAGACACCGACCTCGACCGCTTCTTCGGCCCCCAGCCGGTCCCGGGCCCGAAGCCGGCCGGCGCCAGGTCGACCGCGAAGAGTACGCGCCGGCGACGCGCGCAAGACCCCGACACGAGATAGAGTCACCCCGCTCTATTACTTCGACCGGGCCGCGGCCGATCGCGCCTGCGACTTCTTCCCGCGCTTCCTCGTGCACACCAAAGGGGAATGGGCTGGGCAGCCGTTCGAGCTCGCCGACTGGCAGAAGAACGAGATCATCCGGCCGGCGTTCGGATGGAAGCGCCGGGACGATGGGCTGAGGCGCTACCGGACGGTTTACGTCGAGATCCCGAAGAAGAACGGGAAGTCGATCCTGGTGGCCGGGATAGGCCTGCTCCTGGAGTTCTGCGACAACGAGCCGGGCGCGGAAATCTACAGTCTCGCCAAGGATCGCTTTCAGGCCGCGATCGTGTTCAACGTCGCGCGCGAGATGGTCCTCCGGAGCCCCGATCTCCTCAGCCGCTGCGAGGTGTATCGGCGCTCGATCGTCTATCCAGCCGGCAACAGCACCTATCAGGTTCTGAGCGCCGACGTCGGGACCAAGCACGGGCTCAACCCGCATGGGATCCTCTTCGATGAACTGCACGTGCAGGAGACGGGGGACCTCTGGGACACGCTGACAACCGGAGTTGCAGCTCGCCGCCAACCAATGATCGTGGCGATCACCACGGCCGGGATCGACAAGAAGACCCTCTGCGGAGAGATGCACGAGAAAGCTCTCGCCGTGATCGATGGTGTCGCAAGAGACGAGACCTTCCTCGCCGTCCACTACGGGATCAGGGACGCGAAGAAGGAGGACTGGGAATCTCCCGACACTTGGCGCCGCGTCAACCCGAATTGGGGCATCAGCGTCAAGCCGTCGTACATCGAGGGGGCGTACGAGAAGGCGAAGGAATCGCCGGCCCGGCAGAACAGCTTCCGCCGCCTGCATCTCGACGAATGGGTGCAGCAGGCCGAGCGCTGGATCGAGATGAAGAAGTGGGACCGGTGCGACGGACCGGTGCCATGGCAGGCGATGCGGGAGCATGTCCAGGGGAAGACCTGTGTCGCCGCTCTGGACGCCTCGACCGTCACCGATCTGACCGCGCTCGTCCTGGTGTTCGAGGCCACGATCGAGCCGTCGGATCCCGATTACCTGACCGAGAAGCAGGTCGACGCCGGCGATGCGGGTTCCCTTCCGCCCGGCTGGGAATACGGGGACCCGGTGCCGGTGTACGACGTCCTCCCGTTCTTCTGGTGTCCGGAGGAGGGGATCGTCCAGCGCGCGAAGAAGGACCGGCAGCCCTACGACGTCTGGCGCGACGAAGGGGCGGTCATCGCCACCGACGGAGACGCCGTCGATCACAACGCCATCCGGAAGATGCTGCAGGACCTGGCAGGGGAAGTGGTGATCGCCGAACTGGCAGTGGACGCCTGGAACGTCCACAAGCTCGTCACCGAGCTCGAGGACGAAGATGGGTTCATGGTGGTGCGCTTCAGCCAGGGCTACGGAGCGATGAGCGCCACGAGCAAGGAACTCGACACGCTCTACCGCCGCCGCAGGATCCGGCACGGTGGGCACCCCGTCCTGGCGTGGTGCGCCAACAATGCTAGCCTGGACAAGGACCCATACGACAACTGGAAACCCAGCAAGAAGAAAAGCCGGGAACGAATTGATGGTATAGTAGCCCTCGTGATGGCACTTGGACGGTCCCTCATAGGCAAGGGAGCTGTCGAGGATGGGCGAATCGAAGTCCTCACCTAGCCCAGACGGCGGTGCCCGGCGCCGGGCCGCCCGTGATTATTCCGTCGCCTATGTCGCCCTGGGGATCCTGTCCATGGCGGCCGGCGCCGGCCTGTTCCACCCCGGCCTGGGCTTCCTCGTGGCCGGCCTCGCGCTGACGGGGATCGGGCTCTTCGGCGCGCCGAGGAGCGAATGATCGGTCAGCTCTCCCGCGCGATCGGCTTCACCCGCCGCTCCATCGAAAACCCCGGAGCCAGTTTCTATGATGCCGTGAACGCGCTGTTCGACGCGAGCGGGGGCGGGGTTTCGAAGGCCGGCATCCCCGTCAACCTCGACTCGGCCAGCAGGCTGTCGGCGTTCTGGCGCGGGCTGCGGCTGCTGTCGGAGACGCTTGCGTCCGTGCCGTGCTGCCTGTACGAGCGTCAGCGCCCGCGCGGCCGTCGCAAGGCGACTGAGCACCCGCTCTACAGCGTCG